GACGGTCGCGTCTCTTCGAGTTCACGCATTATCGCCGTGTTCTCAGAGGCCGATCCCTGGACCTTACAAGGTCTTGACGATCCGGCTCAAATGGCCTGGGAGAAACTCCCGTGGTCCTTTGTCGCTGACTGGTTCATCCCTATAGGTACTTGGCTTTCGGCTCGCGCCGTTTCTAAGTCCTTAAAGGATGCTCGGTTTTGTATTACTCACCGCGTCCAGGTCTCTTCTTCAGTTCAGAAGACCGTTGGCAGTCCTTCGCCCACGTTCTCCCTTGTCCCGAAAGAATCGCCATCCTTCTACTACAGACGGACATCGATCAATCGGGTTGTAACTGATGACCTAGACGTCGCCTTTCCCAGCTTTAAACCTCTGGGTCAGGTTCCTAGTTGGCAGCGTGCTACCAACGCAGTTGCTTTACTTGTTCAACGCTCCGGTACTATGAAGCGTTTATGACTAACATCTGGTGCGGATTTCGCACCCGTTCCGGCCTTCCTACCCGGGACGATCTAACTGGAGAGCATTATGGCCGCACTCGCGGATATTGCCGTCTACGACGGCGCTGTGACACCCTTACTTCACACCCTAAAGGCTGAAGCTGTTTCTCGTCCTGCTCCTAATCAGATTCTTGCCGAATGGCGAGAGAAGCTGACTGGGATTTCGGACGATGCTCAGGCCTCGTTGACGCTTACTAAAACTAAGCTGTCTTCGGGTGTTGTCCGTGTGGATGCCCGGTACTCTGTCCCTGTCCAAGAGGCCATAACCAACCAGAACGCTCAGGGCTATACTGCCCCGCAGAAGGTTGCTTATGTTGACACTATTGTCATTAGCCAATTGGTCCATCCTCGCTCCACGGTCCTTAGCCGTCGACTCGCCAAACAGATCGCTATTAACCACCTTAACAACGTGGCTACCGCGGTCACCCCCATTTCAGCGGGGGTGCTTGACGACGCTATGGCTCAACTGATCATGCCGGCTTAACGTCTGCTAGCATTTCGCTAGACAGGTTATTCCTTTTTTAAAGGAGTTATACCATGCAGCTTTACGCATTTGATCAGAAGCTAGACCAGGGAGTAAGCGATGAAATCATTGAGGACATCGCCCTCTCGCACGCACGTGCGATCAAGGATTTGGAGATCAGTACTGATTTGTGTCGCGCTATACATTTGCGTGACTATCAGTCCCTTCTTCATTATAATCCATGGGATCGTGTTAAAGATCCTATGGATTTCTTCCATACTTCTCAATGCCTAGCTTATTTCAGCAAGCGCATCGACCTCGACCTCTCAATTGACCGAGAAGCCGTGGCGTATGATAAGTTCCTTGAAACCGAGCAGAACTGCCGCTATACAAATGAGTGTTTCCGTCAATGGAGCCGGGGGTATATGCAATTTCCCCCATTCGTGGAATGTATCCTTTCGGATGCGTCACGCCTAATAGCTTCATGTCTTGGAGACCTCCCGAGTATAGCGGAGCTTAAGTTCCGTTTCGGTCCTGGCGCGAGTACTGACATTAAAAAACGTGATGCTTGTGCTCGAGAAAAACTCTCGAACCGGCTCACTTGTAGCGAAGACTTACTCCCAGTACTTAAAAGTGTATTGGAAGAGGTGCCTGCCTGGGTCGGTCTTTCCGACGACCTAGAGCAGGTGACAGTCCCAGTTACGATCGTACCTGGAAGACTGTCCTTCGTCCCGAAGAGCGCGAAAACCGACCGCGGTATTGTCGTCGAACCCCTCCTGAACTCTTTTGTCCAATTGGGGATCGGCGACTACATCGCGACTCGGCTGAAGCGTGTAGGGGTGGACCTATCTGACCAGTCACTTAATCAGCGGCTAGCCAGGGAAGGTTCCCTAACGGGGGCTTTAGCAACCCTCGACCTAAGTAGCGCATCGGATACCATTTCGACGGAGCTTGTATACCACTTGCTTCCTATCGATTGGTCCACCTTTTTGGATAGGTGCCGTACTCGTTCCATTGAGTATGGAGATGCGGTCCACCACCTCGAGAAATTTTCGAGTATGGGGAATGGCTTCACATTCGCGCTTGAGTCCCTTATCTTCTGGGCTCTCGCTCGAGCTGTGTCCGGGCCCGATGCCGTCGTCGCCGTTTATGGCGACGACATCATCGTCCCGGTTGAGTCATTCCAGCGCCTTATTACTGTTCTTCGCTGTGTTGGGTTCACACCCAACGTAGAGAAGAGCTTTGCGCTTGGGCCTTTCCGTGAATCTTGCGGAAAGGACTACTATTCGGGAATTGACGTACGCCCTGTCTTTGTCAAAGACAGGTTGACCATCGCCGACCTCTACCGGTTGCATAATTTCTACTTCCGGTCTTTGGATTTTGCGATGGCTTCCCACTTGCGACGCTTAGTCCAGTCACTTTCCAGCTCGCCCGTTTTACTGGGTCCGGATGGGTACGGTGACGGACACCTCCTCTGTAATTCGGAGGAGTTAGCAGATACCATGTTCCCCTACAAGAGGAATTGTGGTTTCGCGGGTTGGACCTTTGAGACGTACACATTGAAACCTCGGAAGACTTTGAAAATCTTCTCTGGCGACTTTGTGTACCCCCTGTACTCGATTTACGAGCGGTACGGCAGCTCTTCGCCGTATCAGTTCGCCCTCGACCTTCCCCTTTCGTTTTTGAGAGGAGTTGACCGTGGTAGTCGTAGGTACAAGGCTCACCTCCGCCGCCTCCTTAATGTCGGAGAATCCGCGCCAGTTACTTATCGGCGTGGTAGGCTGGAGAGCACCCTCCCGGGTGCAAAAGGCGTAAAACGCGTTCGGATCTACACTTTAGCG